CTCGCTGATGACGATGCCATCATCGCCTTTGAACCCGGCGACGAAGGGGGTCGAGAAGGTGTAGGCGGCCCCGACCCGGCACATGTTATCCAGGGTGTTGTGGATGTACGTCATCGAAATGCCGCTGAGGAAGGCATTGAGCCCGTGGAGAGAGTAGTCGAAACCTCGAGCAGTCCAATTCTTCAACAAGGAGAAGAGGACTTCGATCACCTTCTCCGGAGTCCCGATGGCCCGGAACAGGGACTTGATGACACCGTGGATGGCCGGGGTCTTTGTGGTGTCCTGCTCTGTGATGTCAGTGCACAGGGTGGTGTAGCGCCCGGGCTTCAGGTTCTTGATGGCCGCGTCCATCTTGGTCTTGAAGTCCTTCGTCGAGTTGCCGTTGGGAAGCACCACGCCGGGTTTGAGCGCCTTGATGATGCAGAGCTCCAGGCAACGCACCCAAGCCATCGTGATGTGGTTGACAGTCTTGGGGGCGGCCGAGATGGGTTGACCAGCCTTGAGCTTGCCTGAGCCCGGGGCGGTCTCCCTCTCCCAGCCATTGGGCGTGAGGCCGGGTTTGTCCTGCGGCTTGTGGAAGTTCGGGCTCATGAAAGTGGCGAAGCCCGTGGAGCCGTAGAGCCCTTCTTCCTGCCTCTTGGGGTTGTGCTTCTTGACTATGTTCTCGCAAGCTTCAGCCTGGGCTATGGCGAGCATCTCGGGCACCACGCGGACCATCTCCGAAAGATCGACGAACTGGCTCAAGCCACGCATAAGGGTCTCCTCCTCCACGGCCTGGGCTTGCATCTTCTTGTTGTGCGTACCGGAGTAGCGAGCTATGGCCGACTGCAGGGCCTGGTCGCAAGTGTTCTGTTGGCGGCGACTGCGGCATCTGATGAGCGGGACCATGCGGCGCATCTTGTCCGATGTGTTGGGATCCAGAATGGGGCGGTTCTTGGTCTTGATCTTGAGCATCTTGTCCTTGATATCCCCGAGGTTGGCGAAACCGTACTCACGCTTCTCCTCAAAAGCCCCGCTGGTGGTGGGCCCGATCTTGCCCAAGATGTCACAGACGTGCAAGTGGGAGACTTCTTTAAGAGGCGGGATCAAGGTCTCCAGCACGACGGTATCCTCAGCTTCGAGCTCAGCGGTGGTGCTGGCGTTCTGGTTGAGCACCGTCTCCACGAGGTCGATCAAGGGGATGTCGCCGTGCGCATGCATGTTGATCTGGGCTTCGGTGGGAACATCGAAGTGGCGGGTCTCGTCAATCGTCTTCGCGCCAAAAGTGCCCTCATGGAAAGCAACATCTATTTGGCCGACGGCGCCAGTTAGTGTGTTGTGGCTGCGGGAGCCGATGGGGCTGCCGTCGTGGCAAGAAGGGTAGCACGGGTTGCCGGGGATCTTGTAGCAAGAACTGGAGGCACTGCCAGGGGCGCAGAAGCAGATGTGGGCCGGCGACGTGTCAACATGCACTTTCCCGGTGTCACTGTCCAGAAAGATGCTAAGTTTCTTGGTGTGCCGGGTCATCGCGACGTACAACTGAGCTGGAACCAACATCAAGGTCTGCACGCAGGTGGTTGAAAGGTGCAGGCCGCAAACCTGGTGGCGATATCCCTGCATGGCATTGATGGTAGGTATCTTGAGCCGCTCAGACGTGGCCTTGGAGAAAGTGAAGACGGCCGACTTCTGGTCACTACCCTCGGGTTTGAGGGTGAAGTTCAGCAGGTCTTCGCCTGTCTCGTGGGACCTCTTCTTGAAGTAGAGGACCGAGTCCAGGACGTCGCTCGTGGTCTTGTAGCCCCTCTTCTCCGGAAAGCGGTGGTGAATCCAGCGCATGACGTCGATTGGGACGGAGCGGCTGACACTCATGCGGGCTGCATCGGAGGGCACGAAGCTGGCAAGTGGCCGCAGGTTGGTGACTTGCTTGTAATCCTTGGGGTTGAAGCTGGTCTGCTCTGAGTCTCCGACGAGGAGGGCCGACTTGCAGTGGGTCAAGATGTACATGAGCTCGATGATGGGCATCTTGAAGCACTCATCTACCATGATATTCTTTCCGGCCACTCTCGGTATGGCCGTGACAGTTGTGTAGCAAGGGATACCAGCGCTACGGAACTCGGCGGCGAGAGCGGCGGTCGGACAGACTATCATGTCGTAGCCACCCTTAGCGAACAGCTTGGTGATGTAGGTGGATTTGCCACTGCCCGGGATGCCGTTGATAATGTGGAGTTTATTCTCGAGCTTGCTGGCGATGGTGTTGTTGGCCTTGATGTAGTCCTTGGCAGCCTTGTTCACCTCCCCATACTTGGGTGACTTCACGTCGAGCGTTTTGAGCATGATATTGAGTTCATACTTGACGTTCAGATTCCCGTGGTTGATGTTGAAAGGTGTGGGAGAAGGAACATTGATCTTAGCCGCAATGCCGAAGATCCCGTTTTTGTTGGCCACGAGCACTCCGTGGAAAGCTCGGTCGATGGCTCCATAGGGAAAGCATGCGAGGAGCGTCAGTTCCCTGGAATAGATGGTTTTCCTCAGTTCCTTGTTGGAAGGATCCTCGAGGTAGACTGCGGCTTGGATGGCGAGGTCTGGCCCTAATTGGAGGTCGCTGGTAGGGTTGGAACACCACAATGCGAAGTCGTTCACGGTGGCCGGCTGGGCGAGTGGTGTCGGAACCGCGCGGACGTGCTTGCGGGTGATGCGGCTTACCTCCCTGGTCGCGCTCTTGGCCCAGAGGTTGTGGTCGAAGACATGGCTGGAAGTGGG